AGGGAGGGTTTTTATGGACGAGCCACGCAAAGGCCGCCAAACCCCCACCCAGTCGGTTGTTTTACCTTATTCGCAAAGCTTCGGGCAGGAAGCTATTGACCTTTATAATTCCACCGGCAGAATTGCCCAGGAATGGCAGGAACTTCAGATGTTTGATATTCTTGCCGTCAATGAGGACGGTCTGTGGGTTCATACCAAATACGGCTATGCAGTCCCCCGGCGTAACGGTAAAAATGAAATCGTTGCAATCCGGGAACTGTACGGCCTGGAACATGGTGAAAGAATCCTGCATACCGCCCATAGAACAACTACCAGCGCCGCCGCGTCCAGACGTTTGGCGGCGCTGCTTGATGCTGCCGGTTATATCGAAGTCACCCGAACCAAAAAGGGCGAAACATATGATAAGCATTACACTTATTCCAAACAGCTGGGCCTTGAACGAATTATTCTGCTCGGTGAAGGTGGCGGCACCATTGATTTCCGCACAAGATCGTCAAAGGGCGGCTTGGGCGAAGGTTTCGACCTTCTGGTTATCGATGAAGCCCAGGAATATACGGATGATCAGGAAAGCGCCCTGAAATATGTGGTTACGGACAGCCGCAACCCCCAAACCCTGTTTTGTGGAACACCGCCCACCACGGTTTCGTCCGGTACGGTATTCCTGAAAATGCGAAACAACGCCCTACAAGGCGAAACGGTCAACACGGGTTGGGCTGAATGGTCTGTGGATACCATGACCGACCCCAAGGACAAAGAGGCGTGGTATGAAACAAACCCGTCCTTAGGAACCATTTTCACGGAACGCTCCGTTCTGGATGAAGTTGGTTCCGACCCTATTGATTTCAATATTCAGCGTTTGGGTTTATGGCTGCGGTACAACCAAAAATCAGCAATCAGCAAAGCAGAATGGGAAGAACTTCAGGTTCATTCCCTTCCTGAACTGTCTGGCAAGCTGACGGTTGGTATCAAATACGGTCACGATGGGGACAGCGTTGCAATGTCCATTGCAGTCCGCACCGCTGACGGGAAAATATTGGTTGAGGCAATCGACTGCCGCCCGGTTCGTTCGGGTGACGGTTGGTTGCTTGATTTTTTGTCCAAGGCAGACATTGACACCGTTGTGGTTGACGGTGCCAACGGTCAGCAGTTACTTGCAGATGCAATGAAGCGGCTGAAACTGAAAGCTCCCATCATGCCCACGGTCAAAGAAATCATCCTTGCAAATTCCACATTTGTGATGGAGGGCATGACCAAACAGCTTTTGTGCCACATGGGGCAGCCGTCCCTCGTTCAGATCGTAAGCAACTGCGAAAAACGCGCTATCGGTTCCAACGGCGGTTTTGGTTACAAGTCCATTTTGGACGGTGCCAAAATCGAGCTGATGGAAAGCATGATTCTTGCTTTCTGGAAGTGTAGCGAAAAGAAGGTAAAGCGAAAGCAACAGATTCGATACTAACGGGTTCACCCGTAGTAAATACATTACCGATACCACCGGGTAAGTGGGGAGGATTTTTATTTATGGCAGAATTTACACCCATCAACACACAGGAAGAATTTGACGCGGCTGTTCGTTCCCGTTTGCAGCGTGAACGGGAAAAGTACGCGGATTATGAAACCATCAAGGCCGAAAACGGCACCCTGAAAAATCAGGTGTCCGCACTGACCGGCGAAAAGGAAGCTTTGGAAAAGAAGGTTAAGGGCCACGAGACCAACTCGGTAAAAATGCGAATTGCCCAGGAACTGAACATTCCGGCTTCCATGGCTGAACGGCTGAACGGCGAAACTGAGGAGGATATCCGCAAGGATGCCGAAGCTATGGCCAACATTTTCAAAACCGCACAGGGAGCCGCACCCCTGTACAATCCCAACACTCAGCCCCCGGCAAACGCAAGTGACGCCGCCATGGCTGAAATGCTTCATTCTTTGAGAGGAGAATAATTTATTATGCCTAACAAGTCTACTATGAACGGTATGTTCCCTGCGTCCGTGGTCAAGGAGATTTTCTCCCTTGTCAACGGTCATTCCACCATCATCAAGCTGGCAAAGCAGATGCCCGTTGCTTTCAGCGGCAATGATATTTTCACCTTCAATCTGGATGGTGAGGTTTCCATTGTCGGCGAGGGCGGCCAGAAGCCTGCCGGTTCCGCTGTTCTGGCTCCCGTCCATGTGAAGCCCATCAAGGTCATTTATCAGCACCGTCTTTCTGACGAGTTCCTGCGCGCTTCCGAGGAAAAGGCCCTGGCAATGCTGGCCGCTTTCAAGGACGGCTTTGCAAAGAAGATTGCAAGCGGTATCGACATCATGGCTTTCCATGGTGTGAACCCTGCCGACCTGAAGCCCTCTGACGCTATCGGCACCAACCATCTGGACACCGTGACTTCCGTCACCTACACTGACGGCAAGCCTGAGGAGGCCCTGAATGATGCCGTCACCCTGATTGGTGACTTTGATGTGACCGGTTATGCGCTGTCCAAGGCATTCGGCACCGCCCTGGGTAACTACAAGGAGGCCGGTATTTCTCAGTATCCTGAGTTCAAGCTGGGCGGCAATCCCGGTGTGCTGGGCAAGACCCCTGCCGATGTGAATTCCACCGTCAACAAGGGCAACGCCAACGCTATGGGCTATGTCGGCGACTTTGCCCACGCTTTCCGCTGGGGTTACGCAGATCAGATTCCCATGGAAGTCATTCAGTATGGCGACCCCGACGGTCAGGGTGACCTGAAGCGCACCAATGAGGTTGTGCTGCGTGCCGAAACCTGGGTGGGTTGGGGCATTCTGAACAAGGCAGCCTTTGCCCGTATCCAGAAGGCCGCCTAAGGAGGTCAACCGATGTATACTTACAAGAATAAAGTCACCGGCGTGACCGTTACCACTTACGGCAAGGTTTCCGGTGCTGACTGGGTTCAGGTGAAGGAATCCAAGACCAAGAAGGAGTCTGACGGCGAATGAGTGCATTTGCAACGCTTGAAGATGTTACGAAGCTGTGGCGGCCCTTGACCGCTGAAGAACAGCCCCGTGCCGAAGCGTTGCTCGAAGTGGTCAGCAATTCCTTGAGGTACGAAGCCAATAAAGTGGGCAAGGATTTGGATATGATGTGTGCATATCCGTATGCGCGTGATGTTGCCAAATCCGTGACCGTGGACGTGGTTGCCCGTACCCTTATGACCTCGACTGACCACGAACCCATGACCCAAATGACACAAAGCGCCGGTGGTTACAGTGCCACCGGCACTTTTCTTGTGCCGGGTGGTGGCCTTTTCATCAAGAAAAGCGAACTTGCCCGTTTGGGTTTACGGCGGCAGCGCATGGGAGTCATCAATTTCCATGACCCCCGGCATGACAGTTTTGGAGGAATGTTCTGATGATTGGCAGCATGATTCAGGGAATCCCCGTAATCCTGTACCAGACCACCCAAACCGGTGTTGATGCCCTCAATGCCCCCGTATATTCCGAAACCCCTGTCACCGTTGACAACGTTCTTGTATGCCCGGTGAGTACCGAGGACATAATCAGCGGAATCCAGCTTTATGGAAAACATGCTGTTTATGAACTCTGCATTCCAAAAGGCGATTCCCATGATTGGGAATCCAAGACGGTTGAATTTATGGGGAAGAAATGGCGCACTTTTGGGATTCCACAAGAATGGATTCCCGAAAATGTTCCTCTTTCCTGGAATAAAAAGGTGAAGGTGGAACGGTATGGCTAACGTTGAAATTGAACTGGATTCTGCCGGTGTCCGGGAACTGCTTCAGTCTTCGGAAATGATGCAGATTTGCGTTGAACGCGCCAACGCTGGCCGCGCCGCCTGCGGCAATGGATACGAAGTTGATACCTATGTTGGTAAAACCCGTGTCAATGCCATGCTCCGGGCGGCTACTGCTGCGGCAAAAGCGGACAACGCCAAGAATCACACCATTGAGAAAGCGATTAAGGCGATGAAATGATTGAACTGACCATTATTTCGTATCTGAGCGCCCATATTCCCCACCATGTCGGTGCAGAAATCCCCGACAAGCGCCCCGAAAGGTTCGTTGTGGTGGAAAAAATGGGCGGCGAACGCGAAAACTTCATTGATACCGCCACATTTTCCTTTAAGTCGTATGCACCCACAATGCTTGCGGCTATGGAGCTATGCAAGGCCGTTCGGGACGCTGTTGAATCCATGAGCGACCTTGATGAAATCTGCTGTTGTGAATATGGCGGCGATTTCAATGACACTGACACTGATTCCAAA